CTACTGACCCCTATTTAACGTTTCCCAACGCATTTTTAACATTTGCAAACAATTTGTGGCACGCTTTTTGCTATGGGTCGCAATTACCAAAATTTAACACATTGCGCCCGACTTTGGCACGGTTTTTGCTATGGCTCACATTTAACATCTTTTGCACAAGTTTGGCACGGTTTTTGTTATGCGTGTGCGCCCGTGAAATTGTTTCACGTGGAACACAACTGTTAAAAGAATAATTTAACACAAAATAACACGACAAACGCTTGCAGGTGAAATAAATTGTTTAACTTTGCAGCGTGTTAAACAATTAAATACTTATCAAAATGAAAACAGATTTAATTTATCAAAATCAGAAAGTGTTAAACGCATTGCAAGAAATGTTATTGCAAAGTAAGAAACACATTGACTTTTTGGCTGCAAATGCGCCCGAAATCCGTACAAGTTTGGAAAGCATCGCCGAAAGCCTGCAAACGGGTGTTGATATTTTAGAAAATCAAATCGTGTTTAACCGTGATACACGCATCAAGTTTGAGAAAGAAGTTGCCTGCAAAAATCAAGCGTATGACTTTATCGCCGCTGAAAAGTTAATCGGGCGTTTCAAAACCTTTTGCGAATGTTACCCGACAACTTGTACATCGGTTTAACGGGCGTTGAAACATCGAAGGACAAATAACAATCAGCAAGCGAAAAGAAAAAAGGCGGTAACAATCAGTTGCCGCCTTTCTTTTTGTCCTGCTTTGCGGTTACTCAATATAAACCCCGTCAGATAAAGCCGCATATATCATTTCTTGTTCCTCTGTCAGCATTTCGGCGGTGTGGATAGGTGTTACATCATCGAACACATTAAACCCTCTGAAATCGCCTATTTCGCCCGTTTGTCGGTCGTTGTTTCGCCCGCCCGTTGCGCTCTCGTACCACTTGCAATAAATGTAGGGTTCTAAACCGTAGTATAACATTTCGTTCCAATCATCGCCGCCCACGGTTTTAACTTGGGTGCTTGGTGAAAGGTATATTATTTCGCTGCTTGGTTCGGTTTCCTCAACTTGAAATATCACACCATTGCAGGACAAAAGCGCAACCCCGTTGCCCGTTACCACGTTTATAACGTACTGCAAACCTATCGTTTTGCCTGCATAATCGGTATTGAGTGTAACAAAGCCTGCAAACGGCAAAAAGATTTGTATTTCGCTTTCGTAGTCGGTGTTGTCCTCATTGTGCGCTGGTACTACAGCCGTGCCAAAATCAATCGTTATTTTGTCTTGCGCTGGCTGGTGGCAAGATACGCCCGTGTTGTAGTTGCCGCATCGTATTACATCGGTGCTGCTTGCGCCTATGTCGGTGTAAACACGGTGTATTTTGTTCACGTATGCGCCCAAATCTATGTTTTCGTATATGGGTGCACCCGTGCCGGGGTCTGTTCCCGTTTCCTTGAAAAACCGTTTGCCGCTAAACTCTGCCAACTCATCAAGCGTTACCAAATACACGTTTATTGCGCCGTACTGCTCGCCTACAACTGCCACGGGGTAAGCACTGCCAATAACTGCAAAATCGCTCCAATTAGTGTTTACTTGTATGCTTCCCGTTGCCGTCTTTTTATCGCTTGAAATCGTAAGGTCTTGCGTTTGAGTGAAGCCGATTGCGTTCATGTAATAGAATTGCGGTGTACTTTGTTCGGTGTCAAATTCTGTACCATCGTTTGCCGTTAATGTAACATTTACCGTTTCCCCGTCTTTCACATATTGCGGCAAGTCCTCGTTAGCGGTGCAGTTTGATAGGTCTGTAGAAATTTCTAACACATCATCGTAACTGCCCGTAAGCGTTACGGGCTTTGTCGGGTCTATGTCGGTAACGGTTAGCGTTGCTTGTTGGCTGTATTCCAAATCCTGCACCACAAACGGTGTTTCGGTCGGCGTTCCTGCCTTGTTCGTGTAACTCGCTTTGAGGTCAAAGAAACGCACTTTGTTCGGGTTGTACTTCCCCGTAACGGTGAAAGTTGCCGTTTCCCCGTCAAACGTATGTTGTTCGGTTACGCCGCTGCCCGTTATGTTGTTCGTAACATTAAGTTCGGGTGTTCCCTCGCTGGCTGTTTCGCCCGTAAGCGTTACGCTGTCATCAACATTTATTGCATCGCTTTCCCACGTTGCAGTTTTCCCGTCCTCTGTTATCGTCATATCGTCGGTGTCGGGGAATCCGTAACTGCCCGTAAACTCAACTTGCGCCGCCGTTATCTTGTAACCCTCATTTGCGTTTACCGTTACCCTCGCTTGAAACGTTCCCAACTTTTCGCCCGTTGCGGTTGTGTTGGGTATTTCGTTTGTAACGTCTAACTCATTATCCAAACGGGTGTTGCCCGTAATCTCGAAAGCCGTGTTTGCGTCCGTGTCATACACATACGCCCACACTTCCAAATTATAGTCGTTTCGGGGTTCCAAAACAAGCGTTTGCGGTTGCCCGCTGGTGTCGGTGTACGTTGCTGTAATATCACCGTCAAACTTGTAACCGCTTTTGGCGTTTAGCCGCAAATACCAATAATCGCCACCAAAAGGGACATCACCCTGCCACGCGCTGTTATCGGTGCTGTTAGGTACTTTGTTTGTTACTGCCATATCCTTTTAATTTTCGGTTGTTCCTTTTAATGTTACCATAATAATGCCTCCCGTTTCATTGAGTAAGCCCGTTTCAGAAAACGGCACTTTCTCAAAGTTCGGGGTTCGGTGGTAAACCGTATCACGGTTTGAAATATACGGGTCGGGGTTGTCGCTTTCATATACACGCCCCGTTGCCGCCAAAATTTCGCTTTCGTAGGTTTTAAGCACGTCAATACGCAACGTAAGTTCGTAGGCGTTGTTTCCCTCAAAACTTACCCTATCCACGAAATAATACCGCCCCAAATCGGGAATATAACAATAATTGAAAGTCGGTCGGGGCTGCTTTCGTAGTGTCACGATCGGGCGCAACACATCAAAAGTTTGCCGCAAATCGCCCTCAATCGCCGTAAAGTCGCCCAACTGCTTGTTTACCGTGTTCGGGTGTCCGTTGTATGAATAAAAGTTTATCGTTGTCATATCTGCAAGAAAAAAGGCGGTGCGGTGCGCTTTCACCTGCACCCACACCGCCAAAGTTAAACAATCTAATACCTATTGAGTTACTCAATAAAGAATACTACAAAGTTTTCGTTAGTGTCGTTGAAATACCCTGCATCAAACTTGTAATAGTTGTTGAAAAACTCTGCCTTTGCGTTGTAGTTGGTTGTTACCCGTCTGTCCAGATTACAAACGCCCAACGCATCACGGTCGAACATTACGCCCAACACGCCCGTAATTTCAACATCTTTGCCGCCGCTTTCCTTAACCTTAATGTGTCCCGTGCTGGCAAAGTCGTAATTCTTTCCGCTGCCCTGCCAAAAAGGTACGGTTTCGGCTTGCGGCAAAAGTACATCTCCGCGGTTAAACGTGTCGGAATAAAGATAGGTTTGCGCTGCCTTTGCAAAGTCGGACAAAAGTACAACGTGTAACATATCTTTCGGGGTAAACCGTTCCTTGCCGCCAACATTGAACACGGTGGAAATGCTTTGCAGGCGGTCGGCATACGTACCCATAACGTAAGACGCAAAGCGAATGAAATCGGGGTCGGTTATCGCCTTTGCCGCTGTCAGTGCGTTCGGGTTCGGGGTCTTCTTACCCTCGCCCGTTGCAGGGAAATACTTGTCATTGTACAATTTCAAAAGGTTCACACATCTTGCAGTGCTTGCGCTTGAAAGGTCGACACTGGTTAAATCGTCTTTCGTACCGCCAAAAGCAACCACATCAGCCAAAACGGTTTCCGCAATCATATTGTTGATAGTACGCATAATCAAAGCGTCCGCCTTGATAGTCATTGACTTTTCAACGGCTGCATAAATCATCGAAATAAATCCGTTAAGTTGTGCGGCGTTGCTGAAACTTTCCTTAACCTGCCTTTCCGTGATTGATACGGGCACCTCAAACGTAACCTTTGAGTTGAAAAACTTTGCGGTAACGGTCGGTTTGTGGAAAACATCTTGGTCATAGCTGTGGTTGTCCTCCAAATCCCACGTGTCATTTTCTTCTGCCGCTGGTACGTCTGCCGAAATCTTCTCCAGCACGCTGCCAAACTCCCATGCATCCATCAGCACAGACGGCACTTTGCCTGCATAAGGTCGGTTTACGAAAATCACCTTGCCAATGTGGTTTACAAGTGATTTTACGTAATTATCCACGGCACTTTGATTGAACACTTCTTTGCCCAAATCCACAATGCCTGTTAAATCGTCTTGCACGATGTCGGTTTTGCCCAACACTTCGCCCGATACGCTGTTAATAATCTGGTAAATCTGTTTTACTTCCATATTGCTAAAAATTAAATTAGTTATTCGTAAATACTCGTTGTTATCTCGCTTACAAGCGCAAAGATAATGTTTTTTCTCCAATTATCACGCCTTAACTGCAATTCTTTTGCAATTTCGGTCGAAATTGATTTGCTTGCGCCCGTTCCTTTGCTCGTTTCGGTCGTTTTGCGGCTCTCTGTGCGGTTTCTTTCATCGCCCACGGTCTTTCGGTCGCTGTCTGAAAAATCGGTGTCATTAAACGCCTTGTTTGCGCCCGTTTCGGTGTTGTCGGTGCTTTCCTGCAAAGTTACGGTTTCCGTCCGTTCAATTTGCCCCGTTACGGGTGTCAGTACATCGTAATCGGCTAACATCGCCGCCGCTTCACGTTCCCAGCCTTGCACGTTTACCGCAATCACCGCCGAAACAACATCGCTTGCGTTGTCGCTGGTTATGCTGCTTACAACGGTCTTGCCGCCGTACATCAGTAAGGCGTAAGCGTCTAACTTGGTCGGGTCGGTATCGCCGAAAATTGCGGCGTACTCTGTCGGATATTCAGTCTTGAAAACCGCCTGGAATATCCCGTTACCCTTTGTAAATAGTTCGCTGTATTTCATTGCTTATCGTCTTTGTTTTCTTCTGTTTCTTCTGTTTCCTCTGTTTCCTCTGTTTCGGTATCGTTACCGTCCGTTTCCGTTTCCGTTTCTTTCGTTTCTTCTGTTTCCTCTGTTTCCGTGTCGTTTCCGTCTGTTTCGGTGTCGTTTCCGTCTGTTTCCGTTCCGTTTCCGTCTGTTTCGGTTGTTTCCTCTGTCAGTTCGGGTTCGTCTGTCGGGTCGGGGTTTTCCTTTGCCGTTTCCAAATCAGCCGCCAAAGCGTTGTAATTATCCCTTTCAAGTCCCCAACTGCTTGCAAGTTTAACCGAAATTTCGGTGTCAAACATCGCGTTAATTTTCTCAACTGCATTTTGTCTTTCTTTTAGCATATTATCCACATACGGCAAAAGTACGTCCACATTCATTGATACCTCGCCCAAATTGAGCCGTTCACGCTTCATATTATAATTTGCGTTTAGCCCCAATTCGTTGTACATACTCGCTTTGTAGTATTGTATCAGTTCAATAAGTTGTGTAATGTACACGCTGTTTGTGGTCGGGGCTGTCTGCATATTTACGCCCTTAAAAAATGCGTTTTCACCGATAATTGAAAACTCGCCGTCTTGTATCTTGCGCAAAAACTCATCGGCACTCTGTTTCGTCTTGTCATCGCTGGCACTTATAAGCATCGTGATACGGGTCAAAATGCTTGCCGTGTTCAACGAAATAAGCCCGTCAGTATGCAGGACGGCATAACGCCCTATAAGCGGCAAAAGGCTTTCGCCGTTGCTGTCATTCTCAATCAAAACCCCGTCTTTCTGAATATCGTAGGTTTTGTTTAACTTTAATGCGGGGTTCGCCACGGTGTAAAGCGTTGCCCGTCCGTAAACATCGGGTTCGCCGCCTTTGCCGCCCGAAAGCGCATACAAAACCCCGTCCACGCTGGTAACAAAGGCGTTGCCCGTGGTCTGCAAAAGCCGCTCCAATTCCTTTTGCGGTATGCTGTCGGGCAAACCCTCATACTCAAACATACTTTGAGTTTTCGCCAACGTGTTCGCCATAAATTCGGTTACGGCGGTGTCTTTGTCCCTTACTTGTTGCTGGTACAACTTGTAAATGTTATCTTTCCTGTTCATCTGTCAAAACTTTAATAAGCGTTGTTAATTCGGCTAACACTTTCGTATTTTCGGCGATAGTGTCTTTTAGGTGTTCCGTTTCGTCTTGGTGCGATTGCCTTTGTTTCACCATATACCAAAACAATGCGCCACACATCACAATCGGAAAACCCAAACTTGAAATGATTTGAATAATAGTATTTGCGTCCATATCAATAAATTTTTAGTTTCTATTGCAAAGGTAGTTATTTATTTCGTAAAACGGTCGGTTCGGCACGAAATTTGCACCAAACCGCCCGTAATTTTCATTTCAACGAAACTATGTTTGTCTTTGCACTCGTAATTAAATAATTGCGCACTATTTCGCCTATTTCGTTGTCTTGGTAGAAAACTTTGTCTATTGCGAAAAACCGTGCGACCTGTTGTTCAACGTAACTTGCGGTGCTTAACAACTTGCGTTTGTAGTTCGGTTTGCCGTTCATTTCCAGCGAATAAATAAGGCTGTTTTCCTCATCTTTTATCGGGGTTGTTTTTGCGTGTATGTACGTGAAACATTCGTTGCCTACTTGAATAATGTTACCTTGTAACACAACATCGTTAAACTTAATATAGTACACAAACAACACGTCTTGCGGCTTGTACTTGCACGGCAAATGCGGATATACTGCAAGTTCCCATTTACCGCCCGTAATCATCTGCAAGTTTTGATTGTCGAAACAAAAATACTTGTTGCTGGCTTTATGTTGTACTATCGTGCTGCAATACTCAACCGCCACTATTGCGCCGTGTTCACCAAAGCGGTATATATCTATCGTTCCCTGCTCCATAAACGGCACTTGCTTTAATCCCATTTCGGTAAAGTACGGGCAAAACTTGTTTACCGTGTTACCCAACATAAAAACCTTAACATCGTTGCGCTGGCGTATTATCGTACTCAAAAGGTTCATAAACAGCATAAACTCATCGGGCAAATAATACCGCCGTGTCAAAAACTCATCAAACACGATTGTTGTTACATTCGGGTAACTGCTGCTTTTCTCGTGTTCCTGCTCTGAAAGGCAAAACCCGTAACAAAACGGGGTCGGGTCGGGTGTCCGCTTGTTTTTCTCGACATCGTAGTACGACAAAAACCATTTGTTCGACATATAGAACACTTCATTAAATTTGCCCTCTGTCAGTTCCTCGATAAGCCCGTTTGCCACGTGGTTTGCAAACAGACTTTCGGCACGTTTGCCCCTCAAATCCTCACGCCAACGGCGTATATATGCCATTTGCTTGCCCGTCTTGATATAGTTTTCCAAACCATATTTTAAGGCGGCATAAGTCTTGCCGTTTGACCTTTCGCCAAATATAACGTTATAGTCGGCGTTCTTGCTTAAAATCGCTTTCAAGTCGTAAAATTTCGGCTTGTCTGTCTTTGTCTTTCTTGTTGTCATAACTCTTTTATTTTAGTCCTTAAATTTAATACCTCGCAAATAATTTATGTACATAACCGAAAGGGAAAGGCTGTACCCCGTTGGCTCTAAATGTACGCCCGTGCGTTCGTTGTAGTGCGCCGTGCTGCCTTTGTAGTCGGTTATTTCGCCTTGTATCTCGTAGTCTATGTACGTATGTATGTTTTTGCCCGTTGCTTGCGGCGGAATATCCAGATAATTGGTGAAAGCGTCAAATATCCCGTTTTCCCCGTACTTTTCAATAAGATACGGTATCGCCGCCTTTTTGTTCACGCCCGACACGGTTAAACTGAAATCGTATGCCCGTCCGCCTGCTTTTAGTGCGTTCGGTTCTTGCACCATATACCGTTTTGCGCCCAAAGTCTTAAACCTTGTATATGTACCCTCGAAATCCCAAACGCCCAAAGTTTTTGTTATGCCTTTGATAGTTTGAGGTTCGCAAAGCGAAAAAGGCAAACCGTGAAACTTACACGCCGCCCGTAACTTCATTTGCACCTGCATATTATACGCCTTGAAATATGCTTCGTGCGCTTTGCCGTTCATTATCTTAATGCTGTCCGTGTCGCTGTAAATATAATCGTCTTTCGCTTCGTGTATGCCCGTGAAAAGGTTGCGCCGTGCGTATGCGGTTACGAAAATGCCCCACGGGTAAAACAAGAAACGGTTTTTGCTGGTGTTGTACTTGTATAAAAGTTCTTGTTTTTGTTCGGCTGTCATTGAGTTAATATCCCATTCGCCGTTATATGTAAACTCATCACGCAAAGGGTTGGTAACACTCATACCGTAACAACTGTTTAACATTTCCTTGCTGTTTAGGTACTCAACTTCTTTGCCCTCAACGCCTTTTAATTTCGTCTTGCTTTCGTACAAATGCAGGATAGACTTCACAAACGGGGTCGGCAAATACTCTTTCTTGTAACAATACATTTCACCCACTCGCATACTTTCCCACGAATAAAAGTTTTTGATTATATGAAAGTCCACGTCCGTAATTGTCAGCGCAATTTTTGCAGCCGCCACAATACGCCCGTTATTTTCGCACGGGTTTTCTTTCACAAAACATTTGCTTGCCGAAATCGGGTTGTCTTGCGTTTCGCTGGCAAATATGTTGGTAAACTCAATATCGAACACGCAACAATACTTTGATATTAAAAACTCAAATTGAGCCATACTCTTAACCGTGATTGCAACGCCTTGCGACATCGGGTATTTTTCCGCTATCATTACATACGGGTAACTGCTTGTAAAGTCGTAACTATCCACGTCATACATTATTTCGTCGGTATATTCGGCGTTGGCGTGTGTAAAACCGCCTGCAAACGCACGTTGCAGCATATTAAATTCATTCATACCCGTAATTTGTAGTTCCTGCATCAAGTTCACGTAATCCCAATTCGGTACGGTTTTTCCTGCATCGTTTTTTTCACGTAGGCAATGCGCACGGCAATACTTGCGCACAAACCCCGTCTTTGTTATCGGTATGTGCGTTATCCCCTTGCTTTCCTCGATACGTTCTTGGATATAGCACATCACGACTTTAATATCGTTTATGCAGTAGTGTATTTCCGCATCAGTAAGCGGCGTTTCGCTGTGTCTTATTTGCTGGTAGTCCAAATCGCCAACGGCTTTTGCACACTTGTATTTCATAAGTTGCTCGCCCAACTTTGCAAGCGAATAACCCGAAAGCAAGTAACTGCATCTAAACTCAATGTTGCCCGTTGTTATTGCATAAATCGGTTTGCGTAAATCAATACTGAAAACCCGTTGCCACTCAAACCACTTGCGCAAAAACTGAAATTCGTATGAAAGGTTATGCACATACACAATAAGGCGTAATTTGTCGTTCAGCCCTAAAACCTCGCTTACGATCTGCATCATCGTGACAAATTCGCCCCACGTGCGCCCCATTATCGTATATCCGTTTATGCCAAACTGCCAAACGTACATTATTGCGGCTTTCTCTAATTTCGCCTTGCGCCCGTTCCCGTCCTGCATACGCTGCATTTGCTCGTATGTGTACGCCCGTCCGTCCGTATCACGGTAAAAACTTGTTGTTTCAATATCAAAGGCGCACGGTATGTTGTAAAACCGTTCGCCCTTGCTGTTACCGATAATGTTTTTTTCATTTACGGCGGCTTTCAGTATTTCGGTTATTTCGGTCGGGCTGTTTATTCTTTCTTGTAACTCAAAAGGTATTTTTTTCATAAGCCAAATTTGCCAAAGTTGCGCAATATCCGTTCTATATCGTTTTGCATATCATCCATTGCGTCCGCAACTTCATTTGCCTGCCTTTCTATTTCCGCATCAATCGCCCGTGATATGCTTTGCGCTTCACTTTCTATTTGGGTGCTTATATCGCTTGCGCTTTGCTCCATTTCGCCCGTGAAATCCTTGTATCGCATCAAATACCGTTCCACGAAATCACTATCCGAAACGCTGCTTAACTTGCCCTGCAAGTTCCTTGCCATAAGGTTGTACTCATCGGGCGTTAAATCGTACATACGTTGCAAATGTTGCCCGTACTGCCTTGCACCTTGCGCCGTGCTGGTTGGCTGGCGTAAAAACGAAATCGCCTTGCCGTACTCAATTTTTAGGGTGTTCCAATCGCCTTTCATTGAAAACTTGGTAAACCCTTTTATATCACCTTTGTTTAACGCTTGCACGGCTGGCGAAAGTTGTCCGCTGGCTTCGATATTCTGAATACGGCGGTTTGCCATCTGGAAAACCCTTGCAATCTCTTTGCGGTATTCGGGGCTGCTTTCAACGGCTTGCAATATCTCTTTTTTGATTTTCGCCCGTTGGGTTGCACCGAATACTGACTTTGTAAACTTAATCTTGTAACCTAACTTTGCCATACGCTGTTATATTAAATAGGGGTTACAAACATTGCAACCCCTACAAAGTTAAACATAACTTTCCAAACTCTTACAAGTCCACAAACGAAATAGAGTAACACTTCTTGCCGTGGCTCTCGTACTCGTAAATCGTGTACCCGACTTTGCCGTCTTTGATAGTTTGTACCGCCTCATCATCGGCAAGAATTTCACGTACCGTTTCGGCGGTGTGGCTTGGTAGGTTCACCAGCCGTTTGTTTTCCTCATCAATAATTACGGGGCTGTCGCCTAATTGTGATTTGTGGACATAAAGCCCGTTAATCTTGTGTACCACATCTTTGCCGCCCTCATTTTCAGAGTTGAAAATATCGGCTAACTTGGTGTACTGAAAATCGGTTGTGTCAATACCGAAAGTTGTCTTGTTAAATTTACTTGCAAAACTTTTCATTGTAGTAATCTTTTAATTGTTAAACTTGGTGTTAATTGTTATTCGGCTGTCTGTCCTTGCGGTTCGTCGTCAAAAGGCAAGTTCGGTTCGTGGTTGGCTTGCGGTTTCAAGTCCATAAGCCACGCACGAAAGCGGTTTATTTTCATAACCGCACGTTGGTTGCGGCATACTTCATTACACGCCATAAGGCTACCCAAAGCCGACAAAGCGGCAAACGAAAATTCGTCAAATGCGTTTCTTTTTTCTTCCATTGTAGTAAACTTTTAATTGTTAAACTTATTGTTATTTTGTTCTTGGAAACTTCACCGTACCGCCGTGGTAGATATACGTTGTATCGGTTGTTATTATCACTGCTTTGCCGCTGCTTGCGCTTTCACGTTGTACGCCGCAACCCTGCAAGATTGCAGATAAAAACAACATCGCACAAGATACGGCGAAAATCATAACACACATAGCAACTTCTTTAATTGCTTCTTTCGGTTGCTCTCTGAAATGTTGTAGTAACTCTTTCATATTTTCAAATCGTTTAATTGAACACTGCAAAGATACAACTTTTTTCTAACATACAAGCATAGCGCACAAATTATTTTCGTTTTAACTTTTATTAACTCTTGGTGTTGTGTTCCACGTGAAACATTTTATTTTGTGCATCGGTGTGGCAGTGTTCCACGTGAAACAATTTCACGGGCGCACACGCATAACAAAAACCGTGCCAAACTTGTGCAAAAGATGTTAAATGTGAGCCATAGCAAAAACCGTGCCAAAGTCGGGCGCAATGTGTTAAATTTTGGTAATTGCGACCCATAGCAAAAAGCGTGCCACAAATTGTTTGCAAATGTTAAAAATGCGTTGGGAAACGTTAAATAGGGGTCAGTAG